TCTACTGCCCGGAACCAACCGAGGAAGGGCAGTGGTTCCTAGACTACGTGCTGCGTTCACCCAGAGATGCAGGCATTCACCTCACAGCAGGGTTGAACGCATACCAAGCGCTGTCCGAATTGGGTGTCAAACCTGATACAGCAATGGAGTACTTCGGCGGTATGGGTGCCCAGTCCGGGATGATCCAACACTTCTTCTCAGTACGTTCGCACCTGGTCCTCGACAACAGCGAGGAGGCAGTCAGGCACATCGAGTCGAACATGGAAGGGTACGACGTCGTCGCTAGTTGCGAAGACAGCTACGACCCCGCCAGCTACCGGCCTGCCGACATCGTCGGGTTGGACTTCGGCGACCTCACCGTTTGGAAGACACGGGAAGGAGAGAAGCATCGTGAGCTCCTCGACCGTGTCTTCGCCGGCAAGCCGAAAGGTGTTGTTCTGACAGACGTCGCCTGCCGGTATCTGCACCTGCATCGGGAACGCTACGAAACGCTCCTCGGGGCTGGCACTTGTGCCGACTATCCAACGTATCTCGAGGCGCTCGCCGACCGGCTCGAGGAGATCTACGGATACGTCATGGTGGCTGGGTTCCACCACCGTTGGTCTACCGTCATGGCGCTACGACCTGAAGGCGTGCGAGGCGAGTTCATCCCGACGCCGGAGTCGCCTGTCGGACTTGTGGTCACTCGATGAAGACAAAGATCCACACAGAGCTCACGCCGGTAGAGTCCCGTGGTGGGCGTCTATGGAAACGTGAAGATGCACATCGCAACGACTATGGGGTGAACGGTAGCAAGTACCGGGCATGTCGCCACCTACTGACCCAGGCCATCTTGGATGGGTACACACACGTCGTCACTGCCCAAGCCACAGCCAGCCCGCAGTCTTCGATCTGTGCTACGTTGTGTGAGGAGCTGGGTCTGGAATGCACTGTCGTTGTCGGAGCCAGTAAACCACACACCGCAATCAAGCATCCGAACATCGCTATCGCTATGGCAGCAGGAGCCAACCTCGACACCGGTTGCCGAGTGGCCTACAACGGGACTCTTCAACCCTACGCTTCGAGGCTCGCTGAGGAGCTCGGAGCATATCAGCTGCCCTACGCCATCACCTACCCAACGAGCGGGACGAGAGAGGGACTCGAGGCCTTCCTCGCAGTAGGTGGAGCGCAGGTGGTGAACCTACCCGACAGCGTCGAACGTCTCGTCATCCCGTTCGGCTCAGCAAACACAGCTTGCGGGGTGCTCTACGGGTTGAACGAGAAACGACCAGCCAACCTCAAAGACATCTACTTGATGGAGATCGGACCGAGCCGAAGAGATTGGGCGATGGAGCGACTAGAGATAGTGGGTAAGGAGTTCGAGTTGACCAGCGTCAACACTCACTTCATCACGCTCCACGAGGTGTGGGCCAGCTACAGCGACCAGATGCCGGAGACGATGGAAGATATCGTGTTCCACCCATGGTACGAAGGGAAGATGATTCGGTGGCTCAATCTCGTTCAGCCTGATTGGTGGAACCTCCAAGACGAGACCACCTGCTTCTGGATCGTAGGTGGTCCATCGTGATCGAGTTCGAAGCCCAGTTCAAGAGCGACTGTGGCAACTGCGAGTTCCCGGTAGAGAAAGGTCAAGCTGCAACCTTTGAGGACAACGAAGCTGTACACATCAAGTGCCCCAAGGTTCGCCCAGCGTGCCCTGATTGCTGGCTGGTGCACGGCACGGCTCAGGAGTTCTGCGAATGAGGACTGATGACTTCCTCGACTTCGTCGTCGAGCGCCACCGCATCTGGGAACAGAGGCAGGCAGGCACTGCCCAACCTTGGACCGAAGACCCTGTGCTCGCCAACCGCAAGTTCACCAACGTCTTCCGGGTGCTCGATCCAGGCACTCAGTTCCTCTTGAAGGACCTCTTTGAGCCCGACCTCAACCCTCGGGACACCTTGATGCGAGCGTTCCTCTACCGGCATACAGGCAAGGTAGAGACGTGGGAGCTGCTGGACCTCATGGTCGGCGAATATCCGACAGTCCCGATGCTCGAAGACGTCCGTAAGATCTGGCATGGGTACCGGGACACGAAGGCACCGTTCTTCACGAATGCGTACCTCGTCTATCCGCAATCTTCCACACCCGGTACAGACAAGCTCGACTCGATCGTCGACTTGACAAAGCGGCTGTTCACTCCTGGTTCGCCAGACGACATCATGCCGGAATGGCTCTCTGCTCAGACCCAGAAGGAGCGGTTCAAGATCCTTCGCCGCAACAAGGGCGTCGGCGACTTCATGTCAATGCAGATACTGACTGACTGGGGCTACCAATGTGGCGAAGATCGGGAAGACGAATTCCTCGTGCCTGGCCCTGGCTCTATCAAGGGAGCGAAGGCTCTCGACCCCGACGCCAAGACCATGGAAGTGGTGCGGCGTGTCGTGAAAGAAGTTCGTGGGGTAGCTTCTTCACCTCGGTTGGGGTACCGTTCACCAAGTCTCATGGACATCGGCTCTAATCTCCTCTGCGAGTGGAGCAAGTACGTGAGGTTCAGAGGGCAATCGTTGCCCAAGACCAACTACATCCCGGCTCACCCAGGTCCGCAACCGGACCCAGTGCTGCCGAGCTATTACACAGAGGAACTGATATGAACAAAGCGCAAGAGCTGGACCTGCTTATGGTAGACCCACCGCCAGGGTCGCACCTCAAGATGAAATTGGTGTACCCAGGCAGCCCGAAGTCCTATGTCTACGTGGCCATCTCTCTAGGCACTCTTTGGTACCTCAGCGGTATCAGCGGGTCATTCCCGTCTTGGGCTTCCCTGGTTAACTGGATGCAAAACAAGAACGCCGAAGTAATTTCAATCCAAACCGCAACGTCCTGGGAGGACCTACTGTAATGAACCACAACTACCAATTCAACAACGTCAACGACGCATTGCCTCGACTTATGGAGGCTCTGCTGGGAGACGGTGCGGAGTTCCCTTCTCGTGCCGGCAACACCAAAGAGTTGATGCACGTCGGTATCACCCTCCGGAAGCCTTGGCAGCGGGAGATCGCACTGCCTGGTCGCAAAGCCAACATCGCTGCGCAGATCATGGAGACCATGTGGGTGTTGTCGGGTCGCAACGACGTCGCAGGTCTCAGCCATTACCTGCCTCGAGCCATCGACTTCAGTGACGATGGCTTGGAGTGGCGGGCAGGCTACGGTCCTCGCCTGCGAAACTTCCACGGTGTTGACCAGCTTGCCTACCTCGTTGACACGATCGCTGACTCGCCTGGTTCACGGCAAGCGGTAGCGTCCATTTGGGACCCGACCGTCGACACTGAGCCCGGCAAAGACATCGCCTGCAACAACTGGATCTCGCTCAGTGCCAGGGACGGCAAGCTGGACGTTCACGTAGGTCTCCGCTCAAACGACGCCATGTGGGGTTGGAGCGGTATCAACGCTTTCGAATGGTCGGTACTACAGGAAGTAGTGGCACACATCGCAGGCCTGGAAATCGGATCACTCCACTTCTCCACAACCAGCTTCCACTTGTATGAGCAACACTGGGATAAGGCAAGTTCCCTCTCCAAGCTCAACGGCAACTTCATGTACGGTGACTCCCCAAGGTTCAACCTGAGTGGGTACAACGTGCTGAGCCGTTTCGACGAGCTTGCCCAGGAGTGGTTCGCACTCGAAGAAGACATCCGCTTCGGCCGGGAGATCGGCAACGCTGTCAACGACTTCCCCGAGCCGATGTTGCGGTCGTGGTTGCGGGTTCTTCAGTGGTACTGGTCAGGCGAGAGCATCTACCTGCAGCCTCTCCGACGATCAAACCTTTACCACGCTTGCCTGGAAGGTGTCAAGCCTGCCGGCAAGCACCAGGAAGAGCAGCTCGAGATCGTAGAACCCTACGACCGCATCGACGGTGAGTTCCTCGACTTCGTCAACCGACTGCACACCCAGAAGCACCTGGCATACGGTGACAGCTGGAAGCGTCGAGGCGAGTATATGATCCTCGCTAACATCGCCCGCAAGGTCGACCGCATCGAGAGCGGCAAGGACACTCCGGACGAGACCCAGGCCGACACCGCACAAGACCTGATGGTCTACCTCGCCAAATACAAGTCTTGGCTCAGCGGTGGAGAAGGCAACCCAGACGAGGTCCGCCTCATCCTCCGGGGACAAGAGAGCCTCTACTTCTCTACGGTAGATATCGTGAGCTTGTTCGATAACCTAGAGAACGCTCACGGACCAGCCTTCAAGATGAGCGTGGTGGACAAACTACTGAGCCAAGCCTACACCTTCGCCCTGTCGTTGTGGTGACCCGCTCCATCTACATCATCGGTGCGCCAGGCTCCGGCAAGTCGACGGCCATGGCCCAACTCCTCGAGGGTTGGGCCATGGGTCCGTACACTCGTTGGCAGCGGGAGATCTACGGACACTATCTCGAGCACCCCGAGAGAGGACGAGGAGCGTACCTCGGTCACCTTCGCCCAGAGTTCCCCGGGACGGACGCTCTCTCCCTCTCAGCAGGTCCTCGAGCGGTTGAATGGCTCGACGCTCTCCCACTCCTTGGGCTTGATTGGGTTCTGGCCGAAGGTGCTCGCCTCGCTCACATGGGTTTCCTACTTGCTCTCAACGAAGCCACAGACCTGACAGTCGTGTATTTGGATGTGGACCCAGAGGTTGCTGCCCAGAGGCGAATCGACCGGGGTGGGAAACAGCTTTCTGAAAAGTTCTGCAAGACGATGACCACTAAGTCGGCCAACATCTACAAGGGTTGCAAGGAAGCAGGCATAACTATCGTGAAGGATGTTCCTGCCTTGAGGTAGCTTTCCAGGAACAGTTGGGGTAGTATGATTGTCACTGGCCACAAGGGCTAGCATCTACCAAGGAGCAACCATGATCGCACTTAACGAAGCACCGGCCACTGCCAACCAGAAGAAGTACGCTCGTGACCTGCTTGCACAGCGAGTCGGCATCGAAGCTGCAGAAGAAGTCCGAATCATCTTGAACACCTGCCGGGAGCGTAACGCTCTGACCGCCAAGCTGCTTTCGGCCTGCATCACACAGCTGCTCAGCATCTCTCGCCGCACCTACGTGAAGCCCAACCCCCACCTCGATATGGAGGCAGGCGTCTACGTCCTTCCGAGTGGTTCGCTCGTCCGGGTCTACTTCGGCCAGAAGTCCGGCCAGCTGCTGGCCAAGGTCGCCATCGACGGTGAGCTCGTCTACAGCGGCACTGCCCGCAAGGTTCTTGCCGCTGGCAGCCGCAAGGCCACCGCCGACGAGATCGGTGCGTGGGGCCAGACCACCGGCACCTGCTTGATCTGCAGCCGCCACCTCAACGACCCCGAGAGCGTTGATCGTGGCATCGGCCCAGTCTGCTTCGCCAAGCTGTAACACCTGAAACCGGACGGCTTGGAGAAGCCTGGGGTTCGATTCCCCTACCGTCCACGCAATATCAACCCACAACGCCAAGGAGCGTGTTATGCCCAAGCAACCCACCAACATCCGGGATCTCCGTGAGTCAAAGAACCTGTCGCAAGACAAGGTTGCTGCAGCTGCCGGGGTCACGTACAACGTCTTCGTCCGGATCGAAGAATGCTCTGGAAAGACCACCCCGCAGGAAGTCTCCAACGTGATGACTGCCCTGAAAGAGATGGAACCAGGCACTCGAAAGCTGGCCGGTCGCCCGTTCAAGGACGCTGCCAAGGAAGCTGCTGTACGTGCCGCTCGTGAAACCGGGAGCTCGGTTTCTGAGGCGCTCGGTATCGAGCTCATCAAGCCTGCCCGGAAGAGGGCTCCCGCCAAGAAGGCTGCAGCCAAGAAGGATCCCGCAAACTCCATGGCTTCTGTTCTCTCAAAGGGACGTGCGAAGAAATGAACCTGGGCAAGGTCAAGCGAACACGAGAAGTTCTTGAGCTCGTGTTCGCTGAGCGGGAATCCCAGGAAGCCCAGTACGGGGAAGAGAATATCGACCGTCCGTCGGGGACAGGGCCGAGCACTTGCTGGCTCGGACCCTACACGGGAGACTCAGCGGACCAGATCCAGCGGACCCTGCGAACCGATTACGAAGAGTTCGAAGACGAGACCGGTCGGGTCACCTGGGTCCACCTCATCCGGGAAGAGATCGCAGAAGCGTTTGAAGAAGACGACAACGCCCGCTTGGCATCTGAGATGATCCAAGTAGCTGCGCTCTGCGTGGCATTCGTAGAGACCTTGGATACACCCCTCAGGTCTCCTCTGGCAAGCGAAGAGCAACTTGCGAACCCCTTGCGCCAGACAACCTGAGGGGAGCACGAGGCGGGTCAGAAGAGCGTGTCGGAACGCCTGACCCACCTCGTGCGATCTATTCCAGCTGCGCGGCGACCAGCTGGAGGATCTGAGAGTCCACTGATTGGGCCACCATATTCGCAGCCATCTCTGCGCCAGTTAAAGCGCCGTCAACGATCGGCGCGAACCCTGGCTGGCTGGGGTCGTGCGGCTGGAACATAACCAGCTGTCCGTCATGCTTCACGATGACCACCTCGCCGGTTGCTGGAATGTCGTTGCGCTTGTCAAGAACGTCGGCAGCAGACACCCCGTTGACCGGGGTGGTGCGGTCCCAGATTTCGTGCGTCCAGCGTGGCGTTTCGGCATCGGTGAGTGCGTCTGAGTCAATAGACTCGAATGCTGCCTGGATTTCTTCGTCTGTTGCTCTGGGGTGTGTGAATTGTATTGCGTTCTTTACGTCTTGAAGATTCATAGTTTCTCCTCTTTTAGGTTGCGGCCAGATAGCCGAGCAGGACGGCACGGCCGGGTGTGGGTCTGTCGCCGCCTGGGTCGTATTGTTGAACATCACTCGAAACCGATCCGGCCACAATTCCTCCTGTTACTAAAACGGAGCCGTCATTTAACGTGCTCTGCTTGTGGTAGTAGCGGATGGCTGGAAGTACATCTTTAGATGTCCAAGTGTTAGTAGACAAATCATATTGTTGAACGTCAGCCGACGCCCCGTAGTCGACAAGTCCTCCTGTTACTAAAACTGTTCCGTCACCCAGCGTGCTCTGACCGTGGTAGTAGCGTTGTGCGGGTAAAGCTGCTTTAGATGTCCAAGTATTAGTAGACAAATCGTACTGACGAACATCAGTATTAGCTGCTCCTCCTGTTACTAAAACGGTGCCGTCATTTAACGTGCTCTGGCCGTGCTGGCGCTGGGTGGCTGGCATTGCTGCTTTAGATGTCCAAGTGTTAGTTGACAAATCGTATTGTTGAACATCACTAGAAACCGATCCACCAACTTCACCGCCTGTAACTAGAACTGTTCCGTCATCCAGCGTGCTCTGACCGTGGTGGCGCCGGGTGGCTGGCATTGCTGCTTTAGATGTCCAAGTGTTAGTTGACAAATCGTACTGACGAACATCAGCCGTAGTTGATCCTCCTGTTACTAAAACGGTGCCGTCATTTAACGTGCTCTGACCGTGGTGGTAGCGGGTGGCTGGCATTGCTGCTTTAGATGTCCAAGTGTTAGTTGACAAATCGTACTGACGAACATCACTCGAAACCGATCCACCAACTTCACCGCCTGTAACTAGAACTGTTCCGTCATCCAGCGTGCTCTGACCGTGGTAGCGCCGGGTGGATGGCATTGCTGCTTTAGATGTTACGGACTTGGCAACGAAAGCCGTTTCAGGGATCTGTGTAGCGAGTGCAAAAGCTAAAGCATCCATTAGCTCAACGTCCTTGTCCGGCCGGTGAGTAGTCCAGCGGTGTAGGTCAGTGCAGTTGTCATTGTTACGGTCCCTTCAGGAGTGACGACTTCCTCAACCACGGTTGTAGGCAGGTCATCGGTGTACGTCAGCGTCGTTGTCTTCACCGTGGTGCTACCATCTTTCTCGACCACGCTCGTGAGTACACCTGCGGTATGTGTCATCGTGAGATTTCGCTCGTCGGTCGGTAATAGAAGCGCCTGGTGCTGCTGCACCGAGATATCCGAAGAGCCCTTCTGCATATACGGCGTGAAGTCTGCCACCGATACCCAGGCAGCTCCGTTGTAGCGCTCTAGCGCTGATGTGGTGCTGTTGTAGATAACTCGGCTGACCCACTCCTCCGCAGACGTTAGGGCATTCCGAGCGGTGGTAGTCATCGAGGCGATACCTGGGTTATCGTCTACCCACTGAGCGAGTGATTGAACGATGGTATCAAGCTCTGCGGCTGCGTCTGAACCCAGGGGGTACGGGACGCCTTTCGTGGTGGTGCTGGGCATATCTGCTGCTTCCTGCTATGCGGGGGTCAGGTCGGAATAGTCGCTAATCGTCCCGGGCTGGGAGTCGATTGTTCCGGTAATTGCGTTGATCTCGATACCCTCTTGAACTTCGTAAACGAACACTAGCCCAGCGGGTTTCAGTGCCGCCACGGCATCCTGAACCAGCTGAGAGTCCGGGGTCTCCCCGAGGTAGGTCCGGAGGCGGAACGTCCAGGCGCTGCCCTCGCGCTCATACAGTTCCACTCTGCGGGTTCCTGTGAGGTGCTGTTGCGCCGCTGCCCTAATGGCGGAGACGCTGCCACGGTTGAAGCCTGCGGCAGCTTTTATGCGAATCCGCTGGCTTGCTTCGTCCAGCCCGGTGATGGTCTCTACGCCTACGAACTGCGCGACCCAAGGGAGCGCAATAGCTGGAGCCTCGTCCACGTCTAGGAGCTTCCCCCAGCCTGTGTGGGTGTCGCTGTCACGAACGATGTCGTCTATGGCGACGATCGGATTGAACAGAGCGTAGACAAGCTGGAGCAGCTCGCCGCTCTCGTCTGCACGCGACCAGGGACCGAGGGCTGCGTAGGCTTCCTGGACGATGCGGGGAGCGGTGTCGAGCTCGATCATCAGGTTGCTGTTCCCGTCACTGAGGTAGCGTTAGGAAGTGGGGCTACACCAGCCAGAGCAACGTCAGCCGTGCCAGCGTCCAGCGTCAATGCGCTGACGTATCGAACACCCTCGACCCGGTTGAGGACCTCGGCAACTTCGAGGTACCTCACGACGTTCTCGCTTGATCTCCAGGTAGGAGTCGCCTCGTCACCGCCTGCCCATACAGAAGGCGAGAGATAGGTCTGCACAGCCAGTATGCTCGCGGCACCCAGGGCTGTGGTGTCGTACCCTGAGGAAGCCACGACCGTGAAGTCCACAGCGATGTCAGTGTAGGTCGGATCCTCTACGTGGATGATGAAGTTGATCTCGCGAAGCGTGGCGAGGTAGGCTTCTAGCTCGTCCTTGATAGTCGTGGAGAGAGCGACCCCGTCCACGTCTACGACCGAGACCGTGATCATCTTCTCGTTGTCCGAAGTGTCATCCGAAGGATTGTAATTGTCGGTCCCGATCGCACGGTACACACCTGCGATGCGTCGGCTGAGAACGGCTGCGTCCGAGGCTAGAACGAAGCGAGGAGTGAGCAGCTGCATCTCTGCCCGGAGGCGGGATAGGTAAGCAGCGTCGGTCTCGGCATCTAGCCCACCGCTCGTGGCACCTGAGGCAGTAATGGAGGAGACGAAAGAGAGGCTGTCCACAAGCTCCCACGCTCCGGGACCGAGACCGTTAGAATCGTCTCCCGCCACCAGCGACTGGATAACCACGTCGATGGCTTGAGTGTCTCCCGGGGCCACCGTGAAACTGTTCAAGGTGCTGAACGGAACCAGCTGGTCACCTGAGATTCGGTAGGCGACGACAGTCCCAGCTTCGACGGTGTAGCCTGAGTTGTCTTGCATCGTCCACGTCGTGGCTGTAGAGGCTCCCACTGCTTCAACGAAGACTACACTGACCAGGCTCTCCCCGAAGTACCGGAAGATCGTATCGGGAACGATGTTGCCAACGTTGCGGGTCTCTGCGTTTATGCGTGAGGCGACCTCAAGAAGAACGACTTCCAGATGTGCCTCTTTTGGTTCAAACCCTGTGACGTTCGCAACGAGAGATTCCAGCGCTTCGTCCACGAGGACGTCGGGGTCAGTCTCGAATGGGATGCCGATGTAGCCTGCCATCAGTCTCCTGCTTCCCGGACATCTATCGACAGTGTTCGCACCATAGCTTCTACCTTATCGGGTTCCTCCTGTAGAAGGACATCAATACGGTCGTCCCAAGTAACGGCTCGGTCGATGAGATCGTTCTCGTCTATCTCCGTCTGGAACGTAGGATCTTCGACCCCGAATTCAGGCACCTCCAATCTTTCCCCCAGTGGGGTCAGGAACAACACTCGAACGTTCTGTTCAAGTTCTTTCGGGGAACCTTGCTCGTTCACTGAAGCTTCCCCGTTCACAGTGAACCTGAAGGGGAACTCAAAGTGTGGGATCTGAACGTGAGTCACGGCCACCAGCCTAGTACCCAAGGACGTTCCACGCCGCCACCCAGAAAGAGAACCAGCACTCTGTCACCTGCAGTGGGTACTGTTTCTGAGTGGTCGTGGGCGTCTGGCCCGAGATCTACACGGCTCGTGGGCCAAGGCGCTGGGCCGAAGACATACTTGCCTTCGTCCCAACCGTCTATCGTGAAGTACATCCCTTCAGCGGTGACGCTGTGGCACTCACCTTCCACGAAAGAGTTGGATGTTGACTGAGACCGCAAAGGCTGCGATCGAATGAAGGCGTCGATGTTCATTTGCAAACCTGATATGAGAAGTGCCAGGGCTCTCGCGTGCGACCTTTGGATGTGCCGTTCTTGAGTTGGTAATTGCACCAACCCTCCGACTCGAAAGCAGTGACTATTCTGCGGTAGGTGGGATCGTTGAGCCAGTTGGTTGGGTCTCCCTGAGGGTTCGCTCCCATTGCCCGCAGGTCTACGTCGACCGCTCGACCCTCGACATGTGCAGAATCTGAGGCCTTGCCGAACTTGGCACGGTCGCCGAGGAAGGCAACCCCTTGAACAGCTGTTGATCGGTACGAGTCGCTGATGGTGATCTGTACCCTCTGCCCCGAGGGGTTCTGCATTCCGAGAGCTATCTCCACCCGCCTGAAAGAAGCAGCTGCAGCGCTGGCCAACCGGTGCCCACCCTGCCCAATCTTCACGAGGTCTGCGGGGTCGTCGGGCCAAGTCTGCTGACCAATGGCAGATGCAGCGCCAACGGTAGAACCTCCAGCGTACGAAACAACTGAAACTGCAGAAGCCTCTGGCTCTGGGAGAACCGGCCTGGGCTTCTCCAACGATACGTCGGTGAACAGGCTGAACAATGAACGGGATGTCTGCGTAACGAGCCATTCCCCGTCGGCCGGTCCGAGACCTTCGACAGTCACTACGGTACCGATGGGAACTTCCCAGCGAGCTGCCCGTACTCTCGCTGACAATGTGGCTATCGTCTTCCCCGTATCGAAGTCGAAGTTGATACTCTCTACACCCTTGCTACCCTCACGTAGGGTGTAAGAAGAAGCCTGCTCGAACAGAGCTGTTTCAGGGGTGTATGCGATGGTGCTGTTGTTTAGGACATACCTTCGCCAACCACGCTCTTCAGCGATACGTCCGAGAGCTGCCCATGAGTCTTCCGGGATGGCTTCGGTTGCAGTTGCTTCTACGGCAGGTTGACCTCTAGTGAGTTCAACCTTGCTCTTCTCGCTCGAGCGGAACTTGGCAGGTGTCTCAAACGACAACCAAGGCTCTTCTTTCACGAGCCGTTCTGCGAAGTCGATATGGGTCAAGGTGTTGGCCCCCACCTTCAACGGTTTGTCGTGGCGACGCAGCGCTGCTACCGGGAGGTCTTCCATGACCACAGTCAAGGCAGGACCACTCTTCCGAACCTGCACGAGCTCAAAACTGAATTCGCCCACCTTCACGACCAACTGCTGCTTGAACAACCCACTATTCAGGAGCTTGTTGGTGTCGTCGTACAGCTCTAGCGTTAGTGTGCTGGCACCCTCGATAGTCCGGGACACGTTCGCTTCTTGGAGTATCTCAGCAACGTCACTCTGCAGGGTCTTGCCTTCGAGGAAGAGGCTGTTGAACCCATTCAATGTCGCCAGTGCTTGGTCGGCTGCGCTGCTCATGGGAGCTTCAAAACCTGACCCACTTGGATGCGGTTCGGATCTCTGATATCATTGAGCGTGGCGATCTCGGTGTAGCGTTTCCAGGAGCCTAGCTGAACCTGCGCTATCCGACCAAGGGTGTCGCCCTTCTTGACTGTGTAGGAACGAACGGCAGTTGCTGCCGTCTCAACAATCTTTTCTGTGATCCGGGTCGCGGGGGAGGGGGAAGCTACTGTCGAAACGAGCACGTCTGCCTCAACGTATTCCATCAGAACGACGGTGGCCGATACTCGGAGAAGCTTCCCGTCGCCCGACCTCCGGATAACCGATACTGGGTCTTGCGTGATTGTTTGGATGACCCACAGGAGGTCGGTCATGGGTACTGGCCCAGAGAGGCGAACAGGGGAAGGTTGCTTGGTCGGTCCGACCTGTTTTCTCATGATGTTGCTGAGTGTACCGTAGTCACGTTCCTGAGGCCGGTTGCTGGAGAGTCCATCGAACATCAAGGTGATGGTCATCTGATATGGGTTGTACCCTGCCCAGGTTGTGAAACCTTTGTTCTTCGGTCGGGTGATAACCACCCAGCCGCCGTCAGCTTCGGTAACTGCTGCAGAGGCACCTAGAAGGACGCTGACGGGACGATTCCCGCTCTCGGCCACTACGGGGCTGAAGGTCACTTTCGGAGTCATGCTCGGGCTACCCTATCCCCTGCGTGGTCGTACACAGCCTCAGCGATAACCTTGCGGTCTAGGACGACCTGCAGAGTGATCGGTTCGCTAGACCCACCGCCAGTGAAGGGAGGTGCCATGTTGCGTACGTTGTCGGTCATCGGAACGACCGAAGCAGCCTCTGGGAGGAAGACGATCTCTTCACCTGGCAGCATATTGACTAGGCCAGCGGAGGTTGTCGTACCTCCGCTGTGCAGCTTGCTGATCTCGTCAACCTGCGTTACTTCCAGACGGCCACCGCCGATGGTGCCGATGCCAGGGATATTGAACTCAGGTATGTCGAAACCGAGCCCGTTCCATTTGCGGATGATCCAGTTGAGGGTGTCGATGAAACCGTTCCTCAAGCCGTCCCACATACCGCTGAGTGCGTCAGTGGCACGCCCAGGGATGCCTTCTAGGAAGCCGACTGCCATGTCGAACTTCTCTACGATCCAATCGTAGACACCTGTGACGGTCGACTTGATTGTTTCGAAGTGCGTGACGATAGCTAGCACAGCTAGGCCGACCGGTCCGACCAAGATAGCGAGCAGCAACTTCCAGTTATCCACGACCCAGTTGAAGACTCCCATAACTACAGCCTTGACTGTGTCGAAGTTCTTGATGATCGCCACTGCAGCTAGGCCGAATGGCCCACCAATGATCACGAATAGCTTGGGCCAGTTCTTCTCGACCCACTTGTAGACAGTCATCGCGATGTTCTTCACCGCTTTGAAGGCACCGTCTACGATCCTTCGGAAGGTCTCGCTGTTCTTGTAGGCATAGATCAAGCCTGCAGCCAGGCCAGCTATGGCGACGATGATGAGGCCGATTGGGTTCGCTGT